TAGTTTTAGCACGATCCAGAGCGGCTTTTGCTCGATTCTGTTCCGCTTCGGATGATAATTCTGCTGCTCGGGCAATGTCAGTTACTACACGCGCCCTTCTTTCTTGCGTCAGCGCTACAGCTTCATCGACCTTTGCGTTTTGCAATTTGATTTGTACTTGCTCTTGCTCATCCATTTTCTGCTGCTGAGCTTGCTGCTGTTGCTGTTGCTGATCGATCGCTTCCTGTAGATCGCTATTGCCAGCAGAAGGTAGATTGCGAACAATTTCGCTCTGCGGAACATCCACCAGTTGATCTTTCTTGAGGTTAACAAGTTCGTAATAGTAAGCGTCTTTCTGAGATTTGGATCTGACACCCTCTTTCAGAACTGCGTCATATTGCTCGAAGTCCTTTTCATAGAATTGCTCTGTAGGCTCTTCACCGATGATGCGCCGCACTTTTGCCGGAGTGTAGTGATTCTGAATAGCCTTTAGACATAAGCCGCCAATGATTGCTTGAGTAACTTCGATGTTATCAAAGATCTTACGATTGCTGCGTAGTCCCTGAGCGATCCTGACTTGAGCTAATCGCCCGGATACCTGTGTGTTGCCTTTCTCATCTACACCAAGCACCGACTCGTTTACGTTTGCCAACGTGAGTGTCAACTGATCTAAGATCGCCTGGTACTCGATAAGAGCAGGATTAGCACCTCCGCCCTGTAGCTGTTGCACTGAATCCATGCCCGCAGGTGCATTCTCTGGATCGATCCCGATGATCTTGTTTTGCCCGGCTTGCTGTAGATCTTCCACATCGGCCACTGCACCAATAAAATATTTGTACCCTGTCGCAATGTCGGAATCCATCATGTCGATGATCTTCATGTGCCTTTTGTTAAACTGCCGCTGAGCTGACCAAAGGGTAGATGCAATCCCTTGCACCCGCTGTGAGGGCATCCAGATCGACGGCTCCATATAACAAAGCACAGGTGCAAAAGGGTAAGTCTCAACTATCCCGGTCTTATCCTCTCCGCAGAAAACGCGCTGGCCGTTGAGCATGATGTTAAGTTCTACATACGGTCGCTCTACTTTTTGAATCCTTAGAATCGGTGGGAGGTCTTTAGGCTCGACACCCATTTCTTCTGCATCATCATGTAAAGTCTGGATCCGCTTGATACCTACTTTAAGATCATACTTTTCGTCTTTGGAGAGATCTGTGATGTCTCGGTAAAAGCCTGCGTTCTCGTCGACTAAGAATTCCCGCTCTCTTGATGTGCGCCTGTAATACTGATCATAGGCCATCAGGTTTCGGTTACGGCTTAGAGTAGTAAAGTTAGGATGGTAGCTTAAGAACTTATCGTCTCGAAAACTCATCTGCACATCGTCGATCACTTTAGGATCCACAAACGGCAAAAGCTGCTTTACCAGGGTGCGGTTAAGTAGATCTCTAGTAATGGCAAAACCACAATCCACCAGGTCAATGCGCTCGAAAGTTGGATCGAGATAAAAGCTGTTATAAGTACGCTTAAAGAAAGATATTTCCCCATTAACGAAGTCCCTGGAGTAATCCATCTGTATACCACAGAGCGATAAACCAGACTTCATCCCCTCGTCGCAAGCGTCTAGGAAAGTGTTATAGCCACCGCCTTTGTCCCACACATAATACATGAGCTTAGTAAACTGATCGGCCGTCTTCTGGTCGGAGCCTTCGACTGGTGCAACTACAACGCTGTTAAGATTGTCACGCAGGTAGCCGCTGAAGAACTGCAAGGGACGGCGCATGATATTCAGCTCTAGCGGCTCTCTGCCCTGCTTCGATAGCTCTTTAAGTTCTGCATCGCTCCAAGTGTAACCCGAAGCTGCTAAAGTAAAGATTTGTGCATTGCGCGTGAACGGAACCCAGAAGTCATGCGCGTATCTGTAATTCTCTTGATATTCGCCAAATATTTCGTTGTCTGTGAGCATGTAGCCATCTTATGAAAAGACTGCATTATGCTCAGTAAATATTTTAATACCTATATTTGAAATCGCCTCTTCTCAACTACAGCTTTGTGCTTCTCAAGAGCGCCTTTCATGCTGCTGACTGTTTCGATGTGCGTTACGGCTTGCATGGCATATTGAAAAGCGTCTGCATAATGAGAGTTGCTTACTAAAATTCCATTAGCAAAATAACAATGATCGATTTCTACTTCTAAATCATACACTTCTATTTCTATGTCCGAATATAACTCCGCAACTCCTAGAACAGTTCCTTTGCTTGCTATATTTGAAACACTCAAATTCTTCATGGCAGATATGGCATTTACGCTTTTCGGTATCTTTTCCAGTATTTCTTCTATATTGAGCGCGGCATGCGTTTGAACACATTGTGGAGTTTTTCCAAGGAGAAAGGTAAGTTTTCGAGCAAATCTTACAAGTCTTTTCCAGCAGCGGCTTTTGAGCAAAGGCATGCTTTCCGTGGATTCTATGCCACTCAATCCCTTCGGGTGATGCGTGCCACTTCGGAGCGGCTGCGATAGCTTTAGATATTGTTTTTCTTGAAAGAAACCTTCTTTCTTCTGTAGACATGTGCATGGACATGTGGTCGCTGTGGGTGATAAGTTCCAGGTTGTCGATAACATTGTTCGATTTATCATCATCCAAATGGTGGATATCATATTTGGGAGGGATTTTTCCCTTGTGATAGATCCACACAGCTCTATGCAATGATCCTCCGCTGTTTGGTATTGATGATCCTCCACGCCAATATCCGAATTGATTCTTGGCGTAGCTGTAGCCATTAAAATAGATCTTTGTTCCTGGCTCATTGATAAGAAAAAGTCCTTGAACCCTAACTCTCTCGCCTTTCCACGGTATAAACTCCGATCCCAATCTTCACACTCCTCTTGCGTGATCATTTGATCATTATAACGCAAAGAATCGGCGGTTACAATTCCTTTGTTGCTGAAAATTTTGTGATGGGAAGTGCAAATTAGATCGGCTGAATCAGACTTTATTTTTAGCAGACTTTTTGTTTTGTACTGGAAAACGTTACGAACATATCTGTATCCCGTGGGAGTTAAGACTCTATCTCCTACCACTATCTTATCAATTCGCTTAAGTCCATGCTCTGTTTCGACAAGCGTTTCCCCTATGAAGCAGCTGATATCGTGATAGGGGGAGTCTTCGTAGCGACCGTACATCTCACTCCACTTCTTACGATACTTTCCGAGATATTCAAGCAAAGTCTTCGTCTTAGTGAGGTAGAATACACACCTACTCAGCTTTATCTTGGCATTGCTGATGAGAATCTGTTTGTCTGTTTGCTTGAGCACGACAAACTTAGTCTCGGTGTGAGAAAAAAGCTTACGAAACTCTCTCTCATATGTATTGTCTACTACTATACCGTCGCGCTTCCTAGCGTCGTGAGGGAGGAAAATTGTATGATACAAGAACCGTTTTTCCTGTTGCAAAAAGTGACAATAGAACTCTACCCCTTTGCCCGAATCTGCATAGAAATCGACGACCCGAATCTCTCCATGCACACACTGAATGAAAACGAGGACAGTGAGATCATTGACACCGATATCCATTGCCACATAGACAGGCTGTAGAGGATCGTAAGGTGAGATCGCTAAGCAGCGGCTGTCGGCATAGGCTTCTTCAATGAGCGCTTGGAAGTAGTAAGCATCAGAGGAGCTGGCAAACGCCTCGGCTACCGTAGACGGAAACTCCTGCTTCATCTTGTCGCCGAGCATCTTTGCCTGTAGAGCGTACCAGTTGCGTTGATGCTGCGTAATCCTTACACCAGCATCTTTCTCTAACTTGTTAAAATAGTCGGTGAGATCCACTGAGTAGCTAACTTCATCTTGAAGAACGTACGTTGACTCAGAGTACCAGGGAAAAAAGAATAGCTTGTAGTCGAGGGCTGTGAGCTTATTTCCTGATTCAAGGACTGCCTGATTGATCATATCTGCATAGAAGCCAGTATTGCCTTCACCAGTACTCTCTATTATCACACGCCCCGACGCTGGTATAGATTGCAGCGTACCAGTGACTACCTCTTCAGCTTTCAGCGGATTGCGCGCGCATGTCTTGCCATACTCCGACACTAGGACTAGCTGATAAGCACCACCGCGTAAAGTAGTGTCAACTCGGAGAAACGAGCCATTGCTAAATGTAATCTCTCTAGCTGAGTGCTGTTGTATGCCTAGATAGCCAGCAAGTTCAGGAAGGAAAGTATCTAGAGCGTGTCCAATGATCCTCTTATAGATGTGCTGCGCGTGTTCTAAAGAGTACGAGACGATACCGCAAGAGATGTTGCGCTCGAAGATTGCCTCATCGACTAGATACAAAACTGCGAACGTACTCATGCCGAGCTGTCTAGCCTTCAAAATCAGATTGCGATTGTGCATGTTATGAAGGACTATCGTCTGAACAGCATTGAGCTGAAAGCGTATCGAGTTCCCCTGCTTGTCGATGATGCGATAGAGATGATTGAGTCGCCATTCCTTGCAGTCAAGATTGTACGAGCTTTCCGTCTTTAAGCTTTTCTTTGACTTCGACGAGGGTAAAGACTTGCTTTTGCGCTTCGGGATGATTGTACCCACGATCCCTGCCTTTGTTGTTCAGGACGTACATTGCTGATTTAAGATAGGCATTCGGATCTTCATCTTGCAGTCCTCTCATCAAGGCATTCTCTGCCATATCTGCTATCGTAGTGTCGTAGTCGTTACGCGCATTATCGATAGCTTCTTTAAACTCTTCTTTGTTTTTAATATGCTTAACGTAAGTTTCAAAGGCGATATCTAGTTCTTTGCATATTTGAGCTACAACACCTTTTTTCTTTTTAATTACCTCAAGAATCCTAGACTTGGCCATTTTCCAAGGAACTCCAGGTGTACCCATTAATCAAACTCCTTAGTTACTTCACCGTTCTTTTTCACAAGAGTATCCTTTCCAGCTTTTTGTCGGTACTTAATCCAGCGCTTGATGATGATATCCACATAAGCAGGACTTAGCTCGATTCCAAAACATTTTCGGTTGAGCTGTTCGGCGGCCAGTAAAGTAGTACCTGACCCCAAAAACGGATCATAAACTCCCTCACCTTCCGCGCTATTGTTACGCATCGGACGAGCCATACATTCGAGAGGCTTCTGAGTTGAATGTGCCGTGCGTTCATCAGCATCTTTTCCTTTACATCCAAAAGCATTGAGATTTGATATCTCCCAGACTGTGGATTCCTTGCGGCTTCCTTGCCAGTTATGAGAATGACCTTTCTTGACGGCATACCAGCAGGGTTCATGCTGCCAGTGATAATCGCCACGAGAGAGAGCAAAATGCTGCTTAGCCCAGATGATCTGGCTTTTCATCTCATACTCAGCTTCTTCAAGGCTTCTCTGTACTACTGAAGCCGCCCTACCATCGTGCCATACATAAGCCACAGAGCCAGGGAAAAGATGCCACGCTAAAGCCCAATTGACTTGGGAGTCATTTAGCACCTTTCCTTTTGCTTTTACACCGACCCTTATTCCATCCGTTCCTATTCCTATGTTTTTTGGATCTCTCCAATTCGGATCATAGCTAACGCCATAGGGAGGATCAGTGACCATCAGTATGGGCGTTTCTTCTTGGAGACATAGATTGACCGTATCGCCATTAGTTGAATCACCACATACAAGCCTATGATCACCCAACTGATACACGTCTCCCAATTTAGTAATAGCATCTTCATCTTTGCTTGGTTCGAGTGTCTCGTTATCTTCTTCTACTGGATCGATCTCTTCAGCTATGTTCATGCACAGCTCTTCTTCGGTAAAGCCCCAGTCAATCAGATCTTCTACATTCCACTGGTTTGCTAGAATATCGAAGTCAAACTCTCCGGTCGCTCTGTTCAAGCGGATGTTCAGCTCATCAATATCTGTCTGCTCTAGCTCTCGATCGGGCACATAGCACTCAATCTCTTTGTGGCCAAGCTTCTTTAGAATCGAGAGGCGTTGATGGCCTCCTATGATCTTACCGTCAGTCGTTATGCAAGGCTTGTCGATGATCCCGAACTTCTCCAGGCTCTTCTGTAGATGCTCAGCGTCGTGCTTAGACAAGCGGCGAGGGTTCTTTGCGTGCGGCTTGAGATCTTTGATCTTACGCTTTTCTAAGTGCCAGTTAATCATAGTGGTTTCCAATATTTTCCTTGAGCTATCACATAGCTTCCGTTCGCAAACTCAAAAGTGTCCCAGTTTCTTTTTTCTGCGAGTCCATACTGCATTTATCCCGGGAATCACAAGTGCCACGATCGCGTATCTGATCGCTGTTTCGACCGTTGACTTAAGATATTGCTCATCTTGACAAATCACATAGAGGTAAAAACAAAATACGCCGAACAAAGCACACACAACGAGGAAACCAATGATCACCGCACCTCGTGATAACCACTCAAGTGGTTTCCAATATTTTCCTTGAGCTATCACATAGCTTCCGTTCGCAAACTCAAAAGTGTCCCAGTTTCTTTTTTCCGATTCAGGCGCATGAGGATCAAACTGTAGTATATCCGGCGTTCTAGTGTAAATCGCATATTCGCTTTTAGTAGATTTCCAGGGTGTTCTAAGCAATACCATTTGCCCAGAAACTGGTGGATCTAATACAGCGTCTTTCCATCCCAATATGAGACAATATTTACCGCTCGATAGCCACCAACTGGCTAACGCTATGATCTTTCTCATAGTCCCATTAAGATTTTGAACGCTTCTTTCGCTTGTCTAGCAACCACTGCATTACCGAGGCATCTAAGTCTAGCCACGTGGTCGGATATCCCATCAGAACACTTACCCATAGAGGACACAATCTCTTGCCAATGTTCTCTGGATTCAAACGGCCAATGCTGTCCGGTATGTCCTCTCCGTGTTCCCCCTTCTGACGACTGGGGCTGGGAGTCCTGATAGGTTTGTTGGCTTGGCTGGCTGTTGGAGTCGCCACCATTTTCAATATAGCTGTCGGAAGATTCGGCGTATGTCGATTGCAATCTGATGGGCTGCCCCCCTTGTTCCGTGTTGCATCTCTTGCTGTTGGAGTTGGCCACATCTGTGGATGAATCCACTCCCTGAGATTGCTCGGAGCTTTTCTGCCAGGTCTGTGCTTCTCGAAGTGTTTCTTCATTGCTTCTTCGGATCGAGGCGGCAGGGAATCCATCGTCGTGGGAGTTGGCCACATCTGGATTAATTCGTTTGGAGTAGGAAGTTTGTTGGGAGTCCAAAACTTCTTGCTCCGTCCTTTCGTTGACTCTGAAGCGGTGGGTGTTCCTAGCCAAACAGAACCATCTGTCTCTTCTGTGGCACGCTCCAACGGAAGCAGCGGATATGCAACACCACCTACAGTCATACCCCATTTCGGCAATTTCTCTAACGACGCGTAATCCCCCACGGCTTGTGATGGCAGGCACGTTTTCAAGGAATAAGAACGAGGGCTTGATTTCTTTGGCCAAGCGCACGATCTCGAAAAACAATCCGCTTCGCTCTCCTGCCAAGCCCTTTCCAAGTCCTGCAATGCTGATATCCTGGCATGGGAATCCTCCGTATAAGATATGGACAAATCCCCGAAATACTTTAAATTCGGCCTCAGAGAAGGAAGTAATATCAGTCCATATGGGTGCATTCGGGAGATGAAGAGATCGCATTCTGGATAATAGCACTGCTTGACAATAGGGGTCGATTTCGCTGTAGGCGACGGGTCTGACCCACTCAGATAAAGCCACATCTAAACCTCCGATCCCAGAAAACAGAGACAATCCATTAAGCATGTTTCCTCTATGAAACTGTATATCAAACCATTTATTGGATATAAAAAAAAGTCTGCATATTGCCAATAATCAGCGATCCCTTGTATACTGACAGGCGTTAAGAAAAACAAACGATCTGTAGGAGGGTCAATGATGCCAACATATAAATTTCAGATTTCATGCACTAGCTCTGAGGAGTTAGAAGGTTATAAAATTACCGACTCGTATCTTTTCGCAGATACACATGATTTTGTCGGCGAGGGGCGAGGATATCTGCGCTGCTATCACAAAGATCTTCCCGCATTTGTCAAAGAGATGGTCGAGTATCTGATTGAAAATACTTCTTCTCGAGAAGAGCTAGTCGACCATCTGGGAAATATGAAGTTCTGGCATGTTACGATTTTTGATTGTGATTGTGTCTTTGCTGGAGGAGAAGATGGTATGACTAATAAATCAATAAGGAGGATTTTATGATAAATGAAGAAGCCAAACAAAAGTTAATAATGAAAGAACTATGTAAAGATCTTTTTGAATTTTTAAAAGAGAAGCAACTAAAAGAAAATTTATCTACAGACAATATTCTGGGAGGTTTGCAACTGCTTCATTCTTATATATGCTTAACTCAGGGCGTTACGAAAGAAAATTATCTTTTGGGCATAAAGCATTACACCGAAATATTCTCTCAAGCATGGGAGGATGTGTAATGGGTTACTGTCCAGTTTTAGGAGATCTGATGGAATACGATAGAGCGTGTGAAGAGCAGCTAGCTAACGAAGCAAGACGAGACGAGCAGCTGCAAGAGATGCTCGATGATGTGCATATCAAAAAGCTGATTGCAGAAGGTACTGCTACAGAGAAAGCTTTGGTTGAGTTTTTCGCTCACTGGGTAAAACAATACAGGGCAATTGATGACTTGCCATGCGGAGGAGACTATGAGGAATTTAGTAAGCAATGGCGCTCGGACACAGGAGTGTGCGATGTCGATTAAGCTAAAGGAAGTTTCCTACTATGGTAGGACGCGCTTTAATGCCCAGTGCGATACATCTAAGCTGATCATGTCTCTTATGAGCAAGCGATCCACTTTTACACCGGATGATGTTGAGAAGTTTCGAAAAGCTGGATGGAAAGTCGAGGTACTACATGACTAGATTTGTAGTTTGGGCACTCATTTTCGGCTGGTTTGCATTTGTCGTTTTTTGGATCGCTCGCCATGCTTTTACCTTTTTTAACCTAGGAGCTATATGCCAGCAGTAGTTTTAAGCCTATTGATCGGCTTGTTGGGGATAACGACAACGATCATCGTATGCATCTGATCATGGGACATTATTTTCAGACACTGCCTTTGTTTAGTAGTGATCTTTGTGTGCTGCTATTTTGTAGCGATTATTAGAAAGGACTAGATAGCGAGCATGTCGAGCTGGACGGCTTTGATTTTTCCATCATCGATTTGCGACACTTGGAGCAAGTTTTGAAGAGTGCGCGCTCGAGCGATTCTCTTGTTGAGATAAGATATTTTCTTCTCCAGCATCATGATCTCTTTCTCGATGTGGTAGCACTCTTCTTTTGCGAGCTTTTGATAGTCAAAAAGTTCCATAAAATCCCTAGATTGAGGAGAGGGAGTATACATGAGTGGTAAGCGTTTTAGTAAAGAAGAATTAGCCAATGGGCCCCCTGAAAAAGTTAGAGCTATCGAGGTGTGTTATGCAGTCGACAGCCTACATGACCAGCAAATCAGATTCAAAGAAATTGTTTATGCGCATGTGTGTGAACTGCATAACAATTGTCTAGTTTTATACATTGTGGCTAGGGTTGGTGAGCGCATCGAAATGGCTGCTTTTAGAAACTGGCTCTACTGGAAAGATGTGACGATGGACGAGTCTAAAAGAGCGTTGCTAATCCAGAAAGAAGAGCTATAAAAAAAGCGCCGTCTTGGGAACGGCGCTAAACTTCTAGGAGTGATCAATGCGTTTTCTCACAAACTCTATCGCTTCCGATGTCATCTGTACTTTGCAGTATTCTTCGCGAACCATTTTGAGTCAACTAGTCTGAGCTTTTGCTCCGGGAAGTATTTTCGGAATCTCTTGATCTTCGTAAGGCTTTTGGCATCATAATAGCCCTTCACTTCCACCCATTCCTGCGTCTCGTCGTTATGATACACGAGGAAATCTGGCTTGTAGCTTGTGCATCCCCTGCGGATCGCATCGAACCAGAAAGTTTTTGGCTCATGTTCCCACTCTTTGATTACCCCCAGTTCTTTTTGCCGTTGAAGATGACACGAAAATCTGTACTCCCACGCCGAGCGAAAGAAGATCCTGCGTCCATCAATCACGTGCCAGGCTTGCGTCGTATTCGATCTTCGAGTATGTATTTGCATATGACGCGCTCGATTAAAAGACTTACAATCTCACAAGAGAAGATTATGTTACAACGCAAGTTGGCTCTCTATCTCAATACTGAATGTCAAAAGTACTTATCTCTAATCCTCAAAGCCGAAATGACGCAGGTTAAGCTTGCCCCC